GTGTGTTGGTTGGAAAAGAATCCAAGCCGCAAATCAAATATGATTAAACGAAAATTGTCAATTGTTTATACACCCTGACGGCTAGGTGATTGTGTATGGGAAACCCCATGGGAAACAGCCCATACACTGCCTCATTGGCTTTAAAGTCTGCCAATTGAGACCAAATGCCCTAAAGTGGCCATTTGGGCTATGATAGGTCCAAACAAACATTGGGATAAAGAGCTAACTTCTGCGGCTCTCAAAAGAGCTCTGGGCAAACGAAGTTTTCCCCTAATGATGTTTCTAAGGTTCAATCTGGGTTCGGTGAAACGTGAGAAATTGAGAGCATCTCTAGTTTGCATCATGTTGTAAAAAGTGGAGCCTACAACAATGAAAAGTTGGAGTGGGGTCAAAGTGTAGGCGACTCCAGACTTAATAAGAAAAACAACCCACCCCGCAGCTCCTAACCAAGTGTTGGTGGCAGCAAGGCAGTTGACTCCCCAATAGGCTAGGTAGTTCAACAAATATCGTGGCAATTCATGTGGGGCTACATAAGCAACGATAGCAGTGTTAATTGTAAAATAGAGAGACCAGCAAATCTTAATGAGCAACTTGGCACTTCTTGTATTATTGGCAACAAGAGTGTTTTGTATGGTTAAATCCATTCCCTCCAATGCAACTTCCTGAGCTTCGGTTCCATTTGGTGCTCTTACTCGGACCTCCATGTCATCTCTAGTAGTTTCAAGAGTGAGGAAATGTGCTTTAACCAACTGTTTCAAATAATTCAATAGTGCAGTGGCTTTTCTGGCAGCAGCTTTGGCAGCATCATTTGTCATTTTGTCCAATTTTGCAATCATTATCCCGGCATAGTGGAAATATTTTGCCCAAGAGGCAATATATTGTTTTCCGAATTGAGCTTTGTAAGCACGTTCCCCACTAGGTAAATACAACATTTCATAGGGGTCAGCATGAACTGCATATTCGGGGGCTGGATTAGAAAGATTCTTATTAGTCTCTTCCCACCATTTGATCCATCTCTCTCTAGCTTCTTCCATTAGTTTGGGATCTGCTTTCTTCTTTTTAGGTTGAACAAATGTGGAGTTTTCTTTTCTTTTCTCAATGAGCATATCAATTTCTTCTACTTTAACGTTAGTGAACTCATCCATTTCTGTATCGGTTAGAGTTTGTTCCTTGGCTTTTCCGAGTTTTTGTTCCATATACTCTGAGATGTTTGATGCATCAACATCGTCGTCGGTTAAGTCAGGACTGACCATATAGAATCGTCTAGCATTTCTAGCAGGTCTTCTTGGGTAGTAACGATGGACACGAATATCTCTTAATTTTTTAAAAGATATAAATTTGAACATTCCTGTAGTGTAGTCCTTCGTTTTGGTAGCAATAAAATTCTTGAGACGTGCTACCTGCGCTTTAAAACCTTCCCACGCTCCAGTTATTTTCGCCTTCGTGACAGAATATAAGTCTCTAATGACTTCTAAGATCATCTGTCGTTTTGGTGAAACAATCTGTGGAGCAGGTACTGATTTTCCTGATTGGGCTATGAAGCCAGTTTTCTTTACAATTTCTTTAGGTTCTTTCATTTCTTGCTTTTGTTGTTTGACTAATTGAGAAAAGTCAGCAACAATAGTTCTTACTTCTTGATCGTGTTCTTCTTTGGCCTCTTTCTTTGGATCGGTAAGTGCAAATTCATAATAAGGGAGGGAATACAAATATCCAAAGCAAAAATCGTCCGCAATAGCAACAGCAGTGGTGACTTTCTTTGTAGTAACAGAATTGCTTCTTCTTACTAAAGCAACATTATATCGTGGTTTGTACAATTCTCCTTTATTCCAAACTCCTCTTTCATCTCCAAAGGGAATTTCAAACTCAGGATAAACAGCGTTTTGTTGGTCATAAATTTCAACACCACAATCCAAATCATCCAAATTGTCATATGCAAAAGCTTTATTTCTCCATGGTGGTTGAACAGAAACGACAGTCTTCGTAGTGGCTGATGCTTCTTCTGGATTGAGCAATTTATATCGCAATGATCCGCGATAGTATTGCCAAGTTTTGTTAAAGATAATCCAGAAATTGGATCCGGTTCCATCCAACATTGCATTCCAATCTAAATAATAGGCATGAGTTACCACAGCAGCATTTGTGGTAAACTTTTGGTGGAATCTAGAAGCAATTTGGGACCAACGAGAGGAAACACAGGCATAAGCTACTCCTTTCTTCATGGCAATAGTGGCGGGCATTAATGGTTCAAAAGTTTGAGTGAATACTTCCATAGTGAAATTTGATCTAACACGAGCTGACTGTGCTTTGAACTCTTTGGACAGTGTTGGTGGGTCATAGACTTGCATCCACAAGGGCGTTGCAGTTCCATTTTGGGGCATGGCTAGTGAAAAATCCTCACCAGCAGCAACAAAAACACTAAGTTTTATAGCAGCTTCAGCTTCAGTTTCATATGTAATGGGAACATTAACAAATGACAAGTACCAAGCTCCATTAATTTCAGTATTGGCATTAAGACTACCTGGTTGTCGTCCTGGTTGTTCATTGTAACTATATTGGTTGGGAGAAAGGTAGGGCACAGAAAAGGTTACTTGAGTGTCACCCGAGATGTCCACGATCTTTGTTATCACATTTCCAGTTTCTTCAGATGGTATATTGGTTACGGCATTAGCTTCATTAAAATTCTTGACTGGTAACCAAGTAATCATAATTCTGCACGTAACCTGAGGACTACAACAAAAATTAAGTAAATATTTCATGCTTCCTCTCCATGATCGGTGCATAGAAGACATTAGTCCTAATGGTGTCATAAAATTTCGAGTGGATGTTCCAGTGTTAACAACATAACATGATTCTGGATGCACAGGAAATCCTACGAGAACGACATCTTCGCCCAAAGAAGCGGCGAAAGATCCTCGATACAAAAATCCAGGGCGCATAATGAACTTTATTACAGAATCATAATCCTCGTCATCAAAGAAATATGGTGAGCTTGCTAATTCTCCTGAGGGATCTAGAATAATTCGTCTATTCTGCTCGAAGCCATCTCCATTAGATAATGAGGATCCGTTAGAAGGAATCATTTTGGTTTCAGCTTCGTTTGAGGTCGGTTTACTATAACCAAAATGAATTAACAATTTAGAGAGTGATTGCAATGTTGGTGCAGCTATCGAAGCAAGACCTCCAACATAAGGCATAGTGGTCATCACTCCGGCGAATTTACTCATGGCATCGACGGTTCCTGATATTTTATGTGAACTTTGTTTGGCATCTCTTTCTCGGCGCATTTGGGCAATAAATCCTCCTTTGGTTCGGTTCTCAAAAGCTGTCAATCCTGTGAATAAAATTCCAGCTACTTCTGGCTTGACAAATTGGGCGTGAACACTAATTTCTACTGTGGGAGTGGTGGTTGAACCTAATAGTTCCAAGGGTTGCAATACCATGAATGCAAGACTTCCGAAAACCGCAGCGTTGGAGTTCATATAAGCCACATCATCTAAGCATTTCTGAATATCTAACCACTCAATACCACAAGCAAATGGAACCTCTATTTCTATTTTATCCTTATTACAAGCGCTTAAAATTGCATGTTTTACATAGGACAACATGTGAAGGTTCTCAGCAGGTATTCCAGATCCTTTCTTCAAACTTGCATTTCCTTTTGTCCATAAGATTGCTAATTGTCCGCAATGAAATTGTGTGGTGTTGATCGATATAATAAATCGTGTAGAGGCCCTGAAGTACTTGAAGTTTGATAAGATATTTTTCTGATAAGCCGTTAAAATATCTGAGGGCGAATAATAAACTTCAATTACGGTTCCGGGAATTGTGGCTCCTGACCAAACTTGTGAATCTATCTTATATAATCTTGTGAGTGCATCTTCAACTCCATGTTTTCCATATGGGTTGGGACTTCTCCAAAGATGCATATCAGATCTTTCAACTGCAGTTTGTGGGATAACATCTTCCTCAAAGGCTGTATTTTCTCTTTGTTCAGTATTTACAAGGGCATCTTCGTTCAAATTACTTTGAGCAACGAATCTGCCGGGAGTTTTCTTCTTTTTAATTGGTGGTGGGCTCTGTCCAAGATGATTAACTCCTAAAATCCATCTCGTATAGCGTGGTACACTTTCTCTCGCCAGATCGTATCGACCATTGTTATTGATGAACACAATGGGATGTTGATCATCAGTTTTAACTACGAATCTCTTATTCTTGAGTCCGCTCTGAGCTATGTAAGGTTGCCAATCGTATCCTATAAATATAGTAGTACTAGGATCATCAGTTATCTTGAAGGCTTTGATCTTATTATGTGTTATACAAAAATCTAAACACATGAAAAAGAAATTAGCACTCACAACTTTGAAATCAGGCTCAAATTGTTGATTATAACAATTCAGCATTTCAAAAATACTTTCATGAGTTGTGATGTCTAATGGATCAAAGAATTCCGTCATTTTAACAGTGTGATCGATTATAAATCTTACAAGGTGAGCAGCTCTGGAACTAAACACATTCAAATTAAACAATTCTTCTTCAAATTTAGCTTCTTGTTCTTGTTCTCTGGTTCTATATGGCTTAATGGTTTTAGCCATTTGGGCTCTGAATCCTATTTCTCTGTTCGCGATATTTAATAAATAACTATCTGATAAAGAAATATGATTCTTTGTTCGGTCAGTGGGATGAGGGTTCAAGGCATAAATTGGATCATGAGCAATATCATCTAGCAAATCCATAAGTTCTTCATCGGCCATTCCAAAGTCTCCAAATTTTTCCCAAATTTGATTGTAAAAGTCGAGCATCTCTCCATAAGTAGTACTAAGTCCGTTTTCACGAGCATACAAGGCTATATGAAGTTTTGCCCAACAAGTGGTCATGTCGCGTTGTGTTTGTGATATTACATCCTGTCCAGGTATCACTCCTGTAGTGTGTGCTGATTGTGCAACAAAGGTTTCTGTGTAATCATGTTCAAATTCTTCCTCAGAGTCATTTTCTTTGTAATCAATACCTAAATTGACAAAATCAGCGTACAATTGATCCCATGTAGGACAATCAGTTGGTTGACAATGGTTTCTAACTAAAACAGCGTCAAGTTCTCGTCGGTACTCATTATAGGCGAATCGACCATAATGAAACATTTCTCTCAAAGCAGCGTTCGCATTTTCGGTTGTGGCGTCATAATAATCATGGCATCCTCTAATCCAATTAGGTATTTCATCAATAACCTTCATATCAAGAGGTGCAAAAATCATCCCGCTTTCTTTTCTAAATGATCTTTTGAGATAAGAAACTTCTCCAATACTGTACGATTCTTTTTCGAAGTTTTTAGTTTTGTTTTGATCTGTGTATTTAAGTCCAATTGTCCACATCCATTCTGATTTGGCTTTCATTGTATACCATTTCTCTAATGTTGCTTCGACATGATCATCTCCATAAACACTGAGCTCAAATTTATCTACATAATCAGCAGGTCCAAACAATCCGTGTTTTCCTGGGATATTTAATTTTCTCGCTTCCATGATAGCACAATAAAAGTGTGCTAATATATTTACAATAATATTATATACAGTTGTCTTGAGATCTCCAGAAGGATTCGATCCCTTTTGGGGGGTTTTGTATTTGTGTCCTAACAAAACGTGTTCAGCATCATAGGTGTTCTCGTTTAGAATTTCGATAATGTCAAAATCTTCTTCTGTAAATCCTAAAGGTGATTCGGTATCATTGTGCAATTCAGTGTATTTTCTAATAACTCTACGGGCTAATTCATTGAGCACTTGTACGATACTGGCATCAAAGTCTCCAAAATCTCCAGGGAGCAATCTCGTTTCAGGGCCAAACCTCATCAATCTGTCATGTAATTTCTTCCAATCAAGACTATGAGGATTTATTCCAAGAGCACTCCAAGAGTCTGCAGGGGCAGACATCATATTTTCTACAAAGGCTTGTTGGAATTTTCTACAAGCAAGAAAGTGATGTAAAGGTGCAGCTGAAAATAATCTGGTTTTACCCATTTTAACTTTAGCTATTGGGCGTCTTTCATCTTTTAGACAATCTTGCCAGATAATCACATCTCGAATACCTTGTTTTGCGTGCTCGATATATTCTACTAAATCGGCTTGCAAAACAGCTTTCATGTAAAATTTAGGATGTAATTCTGTTCCTTTGTTATCAAAATAAGCTTTCTTTCCTCCTATGGTTCTTTCATGTAATCTGTAAATCCCTTTAGAAGTGTTCATATGAATCTTGCTTGTGTGTTTCCATCCGGCCACTCCGTTAATAGCTTCAAAGTCGGTTAACTTACGCATCTTAACTGAGTTCGGTAATCTAGGAACCATAAATTCTACAATTTCATCGAACACTTTTTGTTGCTCCTCGGTGAGCGTGACTTCTTTCTTTTCAAATTTATTTAAGCAATTTTCAGCGGGCCGAACCAATTCTCCATCAATTATAGTGGGTTTGAGCATTGCTGGCATGGTTGTGGGTGTCTTCCAATCTCCTTGTATGGCAGATGGAAGAATCTCGGTTTTATCGGCGGTTCTTGGGGCATTGGGCATTGTTCCTAAATCTTTAAGAAAAGCAGGAATTTTAAAAGGGGTTCTAGCTTGGGCAGTAAATTCTGGGAATAAGTCTTCTTTGGTAATTAAATGACACACTGAAGTTCGGGAATTTCCAGCAACATGTATTCCGAGTAATTTATTAGGGATTCCTGGGCAATGAACTACATAAGGTGTTCCACATATACCACTTTCATTGGGTAATTCGACTTTCAAATGTCGTCCTATTTTGAATGTGGTCTGTGTATCCTCCTCAATATAACTCATTCCTTTCTCTAATTTTCCTCGGCCTATCATGTTGAGAAATCCACTCTCAGTACTTTCTACTCTTCCTACTTGACTCAAATCAGCGGTTAGGTATGACTCCTTAATAAAGTGGTGGGTTATGTCGGCAAATTTTGGCATCTTCTTGTTATTAAACTTGAGCATTACCACATCATCACCTACGGGTGAAACATCTATATCCTCTAATGAAGTTATATAAGTTCCACGAGTAGTTACGATCTTGATGTGGGTTGATTCTCCCATAGCTAATAAAAAGTGAGCGACTGTAATTCCGACTGTATCTTTAACCATAAGTATGTGAACCCAACATTCAGCATCTCCTCCAGTTGCATTGCAAAAGTAGACTTTACCGATGTTGTTAGTTAAACTTTGACTCATAGTTAAAGCATTTTTGTCTCCAGCTTGGGCAACAAAGTCTGATAATTTGTATGATTTTCCTCGTTCAGATTTTATCAAAGTGGCTTTCTTAACTCTCATTCTTTTGGTGCTTTCATCTCCTGATGGTTGTGGCGCTTGTGTAGTGAATTGTGATGCTTTTTCTCCAAAGAACATGAAGGCTCCTCCTATGATTCCTATAACTGTACCTATAGCTAAACCTGCTTGATAAATAGGTTTGGCTTTAGCAGCATTTACAAACTCTAAGGTGTAATCCTTCAAACTTTTGAAAGTTCTTGTTCCGATTGAAGCCATTTGAGCAACAAATTCTCTAGCTTGAGCACATTTCGTGAGACATCCATTACTTAGAGCATCCCAATCAAGGAGCTTGCCTCCTGCACGAAGTCTTTCATAAATTTTACTAGCATGGTGGGTACTAAAATTCTTCATGTAAGTCATAAGTGGGGTTTCAGATTGGGGAAGTATTTCAACAATATTTCCATTGGCATCTTGTGTGATGATAGTTTTCTTCACTTTAGGGTCCATAGATTGTAATTTAGCTTTAGTCCATCTTCTGTTAAAGGCGACAGTTCTTGATCCAGCCTGAGCTACAGCAATTTCTTCGGTTTCTTCTTCAATGGAATAATTCTGAAATCTTCTTCTTGGTCTATTACGTTGGGATAAAATTCCAGAAACTTGATGTTGCACAAATGGATTGGGTTCATCAAGAGGTCCTAAAGTTTCGATTCTTGGTTCATTGAACATCTTGGTAACATCATAATCCTCTTCTAAGATTCTTGTCCAAACATTGTTTTCTCCAGCTTCGGCACTTTTAAGATAATCATAACATCTAAGGAAAAATTCCTTATAATTTATAATTTGACTCTTATTGGCACCAAACTGCTTGAAAACTTTAATATTGTACATATCTCTGGTGTTGGTATAATGTTGATCAATAAGTTCGGCAGTGGCGTAACCAGCTTCATTCTTTACTTTATCTGGGACATCAATCTCGACCATCATAGCAAATCTTCGGTACCAAGCGTCGTTATCTTGTAATCTAACATTACTTGGTAAACCTGGGTCGTTTCCTGTTACTATAATTACTTGTGATTGAAAAAATGTGCATGACTTCTTTTCTAACTCCGCCATATTCAACATATGTGTTTGTACGTTAAACATGTGAATCATATCGGAAGCCATAAGCGATCGTTTTTCTTGGTCATCAATCATAAAGCAATCATCCATAAATGTTACATATTGTCCTCGATATCCATCCCAATATTCAGAATCAGAATTTCGTGTGAAAGTGTGGTTGTCAATGTTAAATTTAGTACTAGGGTTCATAGCAGTAAAAAGATCTCTAGCTAATAGCATAGATAGTGCAGATTTTCCTCTTCCTGGTTTACCATATAAGTAAATGGCGAGAGGGGCACTTCTTCCTCCATTCGATCTCTTTTTCTGAATCAACATAGCATAATATTTCTCCAATGACTGAAAGGTCGTCATAAAACTGGTATTAGTTGAACCAGTTAAATTTAGGGCAATCATCTTTTCGCGAATGATAAGAGCTTCTTTGTAATATTGTTCGACGGCATCGCATGTTTGCGTATCAGACCAAATACGAGTTGCTAAATCTTGTGGTAAGTATTGGTGAACATTACTTTCCCATTGGGCCATTTCTTTGTAAATAGCATCGATTTCAGCTTGGGTTCCAAAAGGTGTTCCGTAAATTGTGGAAATTACGAATCCAACAGCATCTTGTATTAGTTTGAAAAACACTGTAACGTCTCGAATAGCATGTGTATAAACACTAAAGTTCTTTGCGCGAGTGACGTTGAGTCTAGACTCGAAAGTGTCAGTTGATCTAAATAATGAGGCCATGACACGGCACATGCCCATAAAAACATTTTCGGTTTTGTCATTTTGGGCTTTGAATTCCGAGTAGGTAGTAGGTTCTTTAATGGTACTATATACAGGAACCATATGTCTAAAAAGATTCATAATGGTTGAGATGGCACTGCGAGTTAATCCAGTTGCTGTACACCATGTTAATGCGATTCCAGCACGCATGGTATAGTCATTAGTTTTGTACATTAAATATAATGCAAGACATAAACTAATAGCTTTCTCAGCATATTGCATAATTTCGTTAACAACATCTGTAGCAATATTGGGTAGCATATCAAAAATTTTCTCTAATTGAGCAGTGAATAAAGCAGCGCTATCTGAAATGGTTTGCGTCATATGTTCGATAGAATAGGTTGCTTTATCAACTCCAGTGTCAAATGTGGTAGACAAATTATCAATAGTTTCTTTCATTTTGTTGGTACAATCTTCAATAATTCCATTTGTTGTGGGGTCAACGCGGTGTGTAATTCCGAACATTTGGGCTTTAAAATTCATAGCACAAAATCCGGGAATTAAAGAATTTTTGTAATCAACAGAGTGATCAAAAGTAGTTGGTAAGTGACAATCGAGTGTTTCTTCAATAATTTCTAAATGATCTGAATCAGTTTTAGGTAATTGTTGAGTGGTGACTTTGATCTGTGTAGGGAAGTCATTATCGGTAGCAAAAACCATTAATAACACTTTATTAATAGTTAATCTAATGACGTTAGCATAATCTTGGACGGGGCATTTGTTTACATAGCACATAAAACAAATTGGGATCTTTGGTAAATGTTGAGCTTTACGCTCAGGACTGTAAAATTCTTTCTTAGGGGTCATTACATAAATTGGATTTCTAGCGCAGGTAATACAGCATCCTAGTTTCCAATTGGTATGGCGTACAAGCCATTCTTTGCAATTAACGACAGGTCCGGTCTTTTCTTCGTTAAATTGTTTGAAAAAGTTTAAGTTGGAGAAAATAAGGTTTTGAATTTGTGGTGGATTAATGGCGTCAGTCATGGTTAAAATCCTTCAGCATTCGCTTAGAACCTTCCTAGCTGAAGACTAGGTCAGGCGCTTTCATGGCTACATAGCCTCTTAAACTGGGACATATAAGCCGAATCATTGAGTTAACTACTCTCTCATCGTATATATGCGATCCGCAGCGAGACCCATAGGTACATTACTTACGGTGGGGTTCATTGCTACAATATTAATAGAAATCTATAATTCTTCGTTATTTCTGACTTTCATTCTTGTCATATGATGCACTATCCGCAACCGGCGGTCCATAGTGTCTCCCATCATACTTGTCGAGATACTCCTCTAATAACTGTTCACAAAAGATTTGCGTACTAATATTACCCGTGTTATAAAATTTGCGAGTTGTCGCGCTTAGTATAACAACATTAGGTTTTAGGTCAAAGATATTGTAATATATATTTTAAAATATGTTCATCTCCTTCAAATAATACTCGTATAATTCCCTTCAAACGGGGTGCCAGCCCTCAGGTACGTCATAATATTTAAATTCTTGCAACAGTAACTAATAAAATAAAATACTACAATATAAACAAATTTAAGGTATAAGTGAATCTAAAATTTGGTAAACAAAACGGTTTAACTTCGTGATTGATATTATAATGCCCTCACGGGCAAATGGGGGTCCTTAATAACAATATGTGCACAGGCTTAATTGTGGACATAGTGTAATAAGAGTAACGGTTGGTCAATCTCCTCCGTATGCATTTAGGATAATTAATATTAAACTATTACCCCCCGAGATCTACTTTTTAATTGAAAAGATAAAATTTACTTGTAAAAGTAGAAAACAGCAAATATGTTATGTATAATTCTTATG